GCTCAAGCGGGTGATGGTGCGCTCTTGAGTAGGCCAGAGATCCAAAATGTAGTCGCCTTTGTAATCGTTAATTTGTGATAGTATAGGCGAGATCCCCGGCGTTGTCCAGTATAGGATTATAGTAAGGAGTACTGTTTAACCTGTTTGACTTGCGATTCGGATAGATTCCGGACGTAGTTTACCCAAGGGACGCATCGCTGCGCCACTTGAGAACTTGCGAAACGGATGAGTTCACGTTCGAAGCCCCCCGGCTCTCTGGCATCCTGCCATCATGCTTCTAACCAACGGTCATTCCGGGTGAACCCTGCCGCTGACTTCTGCTACGACCGAACTGAGAACTGTCCATTTTGACTGGTAGGTCTTGCAACCAAAGAGATTTGTCTGTATAAGGTGGGACAAATCCCTCTGGTTGGTAGCACATCCGATGGTACGCCTCTTGATCCGTCCGAGTCAAGGGGCGTTTTTAATTCTGAGTCTGGAAAACATGGAAGATGAAATTCCCATCATCAACCTGAAAGGTATTGATATATTTGAGCAGCTTTATAGCTGCATCATCAATCGGATGACCGGTACCAATAATTACAATACCCACAGGTTCCCTGCCTAACTCATTCGGATCGATCAAAGCCCAAAGCTGCGGCATCCCATGTTGCATTTGAACCGTTAAGATCTCAGCACCCGCCGGCAACTCAATGGTCTGGACTTCGGTAACTTGCAGATCGTACTTATAGATCACTCTCATCCGAACAACTCTCGCTCGATCATATCGATTCGCTCATTAATAGTATCGATATAACCAGCAATATGATCCGGCCCGCCATTCAGCACTTCAGATAACGGCACTTCTTCCAAAGCCGGGGCAGGCGCCTTATCTCTGAGTGATGCGCTGGGTGGATTGTTAATCCTCGACAAAAACTCTTCCAGCCGAATTGAAACTTCATTCAATCGATGGATCTGATACCAGAGTCGCGAGTGCTTTGCTTCTCGTGGTATTTCTGTATGGCCAACACCTATTGCTGCTGCTGGGTGTTCTTGTAGACTCATAGTTTTTCTCCGTTCATTTTCAAGTATGATCAGGTATACCCCGAAGAGATTAGGAACCACTGTTCTCTCGCTCTTTTTCTTCGAGTGCATTCATCGCTTCTTCGGATGTTTTGAAGAAGCCAAGGTGATCATGCGGGTTCAAAAAGAATGCCTGAAAGCATTCCTCTTTATCTCGGTGGAACATCATGTTTCGTTTCGAACCCGAAGCATGAAGTATTTTGGATTCGTCATCGATCGGGGTAATCCACATCAACCGCCAACCTCTGACCGTTTTCTTGTGGGTTACAGTCTCCACTGCTTGCGGAATTCTTCATACGCCAGCAGGAAATTCCAGATGTGCTGCATCCGGTCTTCGTTGGGAGTGTCGAACTTGTACCGTTCATTCTTCATGATCATCTTGGCAAACCAGCCCTTGCTGATATTCAATGTTCGATAAACCTGAGCATTGGTCAGATCAACTTCGGCCATCTTGGCACGGATCATATCAGGGGTTACGTTTTGCATTTTTCAAATCATCCTCGCTTGGAAATGGAACATCAGTAATGTTGAACACATCGGCCATCGCTCGTTCGATGTTCAACCGGATCTGTTCGAATTCGTAAGTGTTGAGATCAGCCATGCCATCATGCTCCGGATACATCATGCCGAAGTACCCTTCCCAGAACACTTGCTTGAAAGTTTGCTCGGTCCAGTCGACCTCGAGCTTCAGCTTGCCATCTTCGAAGCAAGCCTTCATGCCCTGCCCGGAATCGTTCATGGCAGCAGCCAGCAATCGAAACCACAGGTGAGCGCAACCTTTTACCTTGTTCGAGATCTTGGGGTAATTGATTTTCATATTCTTGATGTCCAGCACAAGCCAGCAACTATAAATTGCATTAAAGCATACAGTGCCCGTCCCGGTGGGTCCCACTCATGAAAGTTAAATAACTGCCACTCGCCTGAAACAAAACTGGCAATTCCGGTGAGAACAAAATGAGCGATGATCACCGAATAAAACAAAACGCGGTGATTCCAGAGCCAGTAATAGATTGTATTCATGAAAAGAAAAAGCCCGAACACAGGTTACGGGCTATTTTCCCGGCAGCCGGAACAAAGGCGAATTTGTGAGGTGGCTGCCTTGTCTTGGAGTTAGACATTCTGATGATAGGGTTTTTACTCATGAACCTCAAGCCTTTGTCCAAAATGATCCTTGAATTATAATGCATGTGGGGTTATAATTCAATCTCAATCCGGAAAAAATTTCACAGAGGCGAATATGAACGAAGACATTTATTTTGAAAACCTCGAGCGTGAAGCCGAGATTATCGACGCGGAACTCGACGCTGACGATGCCTACCGGGAGTGGAGTGAGACCATCGAGAAACTAAACCAGCAGTATCAGGACGAACACCACTACGAGCCAGGCGAACTCGTTACGCTCGAAGAACTGAATTCAATCACGCCATACATCGGCTACCCGAAAGACATCAAGGTAGTCGACTGGTCTGACCTGACATGGCAACAAGTGATCGATAGATTGTGGGGTAGACAATGAACGTGATCAGTATTGCCCGCGACCGGGAAGAGTGCAACGAATGTGATATCAACATTTGTATTAGTATGTATGTGCCATCAATAGGCGAATGTGAATTTACTTTTACCTACAATGCAAGCTCACCAATCGAAGCCGGGTTCATCGCTGATAGAATGCGCGAGGAATTTGAGCGCCGGATCGAATTGATACGCGAGGTTGCGTACAACAAGGGATGGGAAGACAAACGGAAACGCAATCGCAAAGAAGATTTCTTCGGCTGGTGTTTCAATACAATCAACCCATGGAAATAGTTTGAGTCGCCATCGCAGAGGGCTATGACTCCGTTCATGACTGCTGGATTGATCCGGTCGAAACGAAACAAAAATACTCTGCCAATTTTTATAGCCACAAAATCGGAGAGATCAAATGGCAAAAGCGCAAGTCGGTGGCGGCGGGGATTTCGAGAACCCGCCAGAAGCCTACCATAAAGCTCGATGCATTCGTGCGATCGATCTCGGAACACAAGAGACTACCTACCAAGGTAAACCGTCAACTCCAAAGCGACAGCTTCTGCTGATGTTCGAACTGCCCGAGTGTACAACCACCTTCGAACAGGATGGTGAAGAAGTCACCCGGCCAATGGTCATCAGTAAGAAGTACACGCTATCGTTTTCGAACAAAGCCAATCTCCGCAAGGATATGGAATCGTGGTACGGCCAGAAATTCAATGACAAAGACATTGAAGATGCCGGCGGCTTTGATCCCTCGAAAGTTGTCGGAAGAGCAGCAAAAATTCAGGTGTATCATTCAACCGATGGGAAGTATGCCAACATCGGGGTAATCATTCCCGAAGAAGATTGCCCTGCTCAAGTGCATCCCTCTGTAGTCATCGATCTGGATGATCTGGATGCCGCTGCGTGGAATGGTCTGTCTGAACGTATGCAGTCTTGGATCGCGAAGTCACCTGAGTACCAAGCAATTGCTGGTAAAACCGATGAGTCGGCTCAGAAGCAACCGGACTTGGATATTAACAAAGACGACATTCCCTTCTGACACTTCCTGCTGGTTCCCGGTTAACTTGCATTGCCGGGAGCCAGCTTGTATTGGAGACAAACATGAACGCACCCAAATCTGTAATGGAAGAAGCAGTCGCCGCTCTGAAGCAGATCGATCCTGAGAACAAACGATTCGTTGAGGTAGTCAATGAACTGGGCAACGTACTCCGCGGCGAGAACAACCTGCTCGGTGTCATGGCACTGGTCGCTACCGTCAACGCCGTGATCGACAGCAGCGCGAAGGGGAATCAGGAGTCCATCAATTTCCTGTACCAACTCGCCATCGATACGATCAGCAAGGCAGCATTCGATGCCGGCGTATTCGAAGAGCTGATCGATGCCATGGAGAAGCAAGCCATGCTCGAAGCCCTGAATCGTGAATCGCCTGGCGGGATCAACTAATGGAACTCAAGGTTGATCATAACGTCACGCTGTATCGCCGCAATGCAGAAACCTACCGTCGATTCCTGTACCGCTACGACCATCACTATACGAATTTCACTGATGGTTCGCAGAAGATCACCATCGAATGTATTGGCTACGAGATCCTGAAAGAAACCGACAAGGGCTTTTGGATCTTGAAGCACACTTGGTATGACTACCAGCAAGGTAAGCCGCCACAACGATTCGTGCTGAAGGTTACCGAACAGGATATGAAAGGCAGGTACCGGGCACCGAAACGCTGGGCATACGAAGACAAACAGCTTGCATGGGAGTCATTCAAGATCCGCAAGGATTGGCAAGCCCTGCACCTGAAACGACAATACGACCAGATCTGCCGGGTCAATGAAATGATTCAGAATGATCAGAAGCAGCATAGATTCCCCGGCGTGTTCAAACCGAACTACCATTGGGATGATTATTAATCCTTGACAAGTAACACTTCCTGTATTACTCTTAGTATTACAGTACAACTTGGAGCAAGGCGAAATGAAATTTACCAACAAAAAAAATCTGCCGGAGATTATTGTCAAGGCAGTAACCAATGACCCTTACGATAAGGGCAAGTCTGATTTTACCGTCACCCAATTATTGAAGCCGGCATTCCAGAACATGCTGCAGCGGGAACATGCCGATGAGATTGTCGAAGATATTTCCGATCGGCTCTGGTCTCTGTATGGCCAAGCGGCTCACCATGTTATCGAACGTGCAGCCGGCGATGTCGATGAAGTTGAGACTCGTTACTTCGCTGAATTCGAAGGCAAGGTTATCTCAGCCCAGATCGATCACCGTCGATTGATCGGCAAGGATCTGACCGACTGGAAACTGACCAGTGCTTACAAGGTCAAGCTGGCATTGCAAGGTGACTTCGAGGATTGGGAAGAGCAACTGAATATGCAAGCGTGGCTGCTCGAGCAAAATGGTGAGCGAGTCAACAGCTTACACATCGGCGCCATGGTCCGTGACTGGACTCCGTTCTCAAAGAAAACCGAAGACGGCTACCCGGATCAGGTCGAGTACATCGAGATCCCGAAGTGGCACCCGAAGCAGGTCGAGGGGTTTATCGCTGGCCGCATCGAAGCCCAGCTTGATCCGCAGCCGTGCAGCCAGAAAGAACGCTGGCAGAATGACCCTGACTTCGCCGTGATCAAGAAAGGCGGCTCTCGTGCAGCCAAGGTAGAATTTACCTTCGATGCTGCAAAGACTTACCGTGATAACAAGGGCTGGTCAGAAGATGACTACGATATCGTCGAGCGCAGCAAACCGAATCGTCGCTGCGAAGGCTACTGCAACGTCACCGAATTCTGCCCCTTCTATCAGGAGACTTACGCCAAGGCTGAAGACCTGCCCTTTAAGGAGAAATCATAATGAATCTCGAAGACTTACTGGATCGTGTGATCCGACTGGAAAATGAGAACGAGAATTTCGAATGGCAACTCGAGCGCATACATGAACGCTTGAATGAAATCGATCAGGCGGTTCACAACAAGCCCAGCAACTACGATGTTGAAAACAAGTGCAGCGATGTCCGCTACGATCTCGAGCGTCGAATCGATAGCGTGGCAAGCGATCTTAGTCGCCTCGAATCTGATGTGAGGTATCGGTAATGATTAAGCGAATTACAATTATATTCCAGTGGCTACTGGTGCTCTTCTGGAGCCTCCAGTGCTTACGCTCCATTGATCATGTCGAAGGCGCCCAGACCAGTGCGCTCTTCGCAGTATGGATCTTTGGCTGCTACATTGCTTACTGCATCCCCCCTGCCCTGATGAAGTTGGCCGGGTGGGTTAAGACAGGTAGGTGGTCGTAATGGAAATCATCAACGGTAGTCTCGGCATCGCGGTGATCGCACCGAACTTCTTCTGGCTCTCGCTCTGCTTTGTGCTTGGCGTAGTGATTGGCGGGGTCATTGAACTCATGCGTCAAACGAAACGACTGCACAAGCGCATGGATGATCTGGAATTTATCAGCCAGCATATCCGAAACCAAGTAGACCCACGGCTATGAGCGATATAATAAATGGTGCAGATATGAGCGAAGAACAAACAGATGCATTCAGCAATGAACTCAAGGCGATGTATGAATATCGGCGTAATAATTTCGAAATCAAGATCGAGCCATCCCCTGATCGGCATAACCGGGAATTTGTTCCGATCACCTATTCCATCATGGTTACTTACAATGGCAACCAGTGGCAGCACATCGCAGTCGATGGCCGTGAACACCTTGAGAAATTACACACTGCCATCGGGGAGTTTCTGATTGATGACGAATGAACTGGTAGAGCGTGCCAATAATTGGTGCGAGAAAGAAACCGTTTGCGCGGTACACGAAAAAGGCTACAGCGATAGCCACACAGCAAGTGATTCAGCGATCTTTGACGCGTCCCTTTTAATATCTGATCTACTCAAGCTTGCCAAATCCCAAGCCGCAGAGATTGAGAAACTAAAACGGGTAATTCGGCAATATATAGATAACGCCTCAGATCGAGCGGTTTACGAATTTAATTACAAGGATGGTGAGTACGCAAACACAGGCGATACGTTTAACTTGTTGGTGACCGAAAAAGCCGAACTCGAAGCCAAGTGCGCGGAGTATGACAAGGCGATGGAATCGGTAGCTAGTGACGCGCCGAACTGGAAGGCGAGGCAGATACGCGAAACCCTTGAGCGCATAAGAGGTAAGGATGATGGATAAGTTAACTGAAGTTGTGGACCCCGATTATCTGGATGCTACCGATTACTTCACCAGCGAAATTGATCGCTTAAAAAATCAGGCCACCGAACTCGAAGCCAAGCTAAAAGCATCAAACGATGAGATTGAGCGGTTAAACGATCAACTGGAAAACGGCATCGAGTACAGTGAAGAATTGAATTGCTATGTAGTGGTCTGGACGAAAAAACAGATTGAGGACGCCCGATTCACTGCACGTCAAATTAGTGAACAGCTAGGCATAAGAGGTAAGGATGATTAAACTGCCAACCCAAAAGCAACTACAGGAACTTCACAAAAAAGTATTTAAGGGGTGGCGCATTTCGCCTCTTGGCGGCATTCAGATGATTTATCGAGGTAAACGTACACAAAAGTGCGCGGAGTATGAGCGGTCGATGGAAAAAGCACAGAAATTGATTGGACGGTTGCACAAGATACACCGGTATCTGTGGACAAAGGCCGAAGAACGGGAACAAAGCAAACTGAAACGGCGATTGGTAGCAATGGCTGATGACGCAAAGCAAGCCGCCGACCTGCTCGAACGATACGATGGAGTTTCTGATCGATGAAACCGGGAACGTATGAAATGGAACTGTACTGCGCATTTGTTGCCGCCATCATTGTCGGTTTACTGCATTGGTTGGTGATATGAAAGTACTGGTAGCCTGTGAAGTTAGCGGCATTGTCCGCGATGCGTTTACCGCAGCCGGACATGATGCATGGTCGTGTGATCTCGAACCTTCGGACTCGCCTGGCTTTCGGCACATCATCAGTGATGCAGTCGATCTTGCCTACGGGGAGCATTGGGATCTGATGATCGCTCACCCGCCTTGCACCTACCTGACCAATGCAGCGAACCGCTGGTTGTATGAAGACAGCAAGACTATGACAGTCGAAGAGCGACTGGTCGAGCGCGAGAAAGCCATTGACTTCTTTATCCTGCTGCGCGATGCACCGATTGATAAGATCGCCATTGAGAATCCGTGGCCATACCGTGAAGTTGCTGAACAAATCGGACCGCCGACTGACTTCGTGCAGCCATGGATGTTTGGTGAACCCGAATCGAAAGGTATATTTCTCTGGCTCAAGAATCTCCCCCCGTTGATGTCGACCGTGATTGAGTCGAACCGGGAGCAGAAGAAGTGGCGCATGAGCGAGAGCAAAGAACGCGCCAAGGAACGATCCAAATTTTTTCCGGGCATTGCGCGCGCAATGGCAGATCAATGGAGCGACTAATGCAACCAATTAACTACGAAGAGCTAATCAAAGACTGCACCAATCAAGGCTTCCGGGTTCTGGATGAATGTGCGGTTGCGCTTCGTCAATTACTCGATGACATAAAAACACTTGATAGCATTGCTGCTGCGGAAATCAATCGTCGCGTCCCGGTCGAGCAATACCTGTTGGATGTATACCACGGCAAGCACCCGCTGCCGGACAAAGATAAGTGTCTCGAACTGGCACGGCAATTGGGAGTTGATAATGCAAGATAGCATCATCGTTTCCATCCCACACACCGGGACCAACTTCATTGGCCAGCAACTGGACATCAGCCACCGGGTTCATTCCCATGCACCATGGGATGTGCTGCTCAGGGAGATCGGTCACAAGAAAATCATTACACCGATACGTCATCCCTTTAATGTCTGGGATTCATGGTGCAAGCGGTATGCATCCGAACCGGGGTTTGCTTACACGACTTGGGGATTCGCATGGAAATCAATGGACATACTGGACCACAGTTTCTTCGTTGACTTCATCGATCTCGAGGCTAAAACAGATCCTCGCATTGATGACTGGTCTGATGTCATTGGCAGCGCTGACCGAGAGCCTTGGCCGATCCCCCCGGTACTCGACATCAAGAGACTATGGGAAATGAGTTTTGTGAATCGTCACTACGTATGGACGATGGAAATGGAACAAACGTGGACTCGCAGAGTTCATGAATTTAGGAGAGAGAAATGAACTGGATACTTAACAAACTGAACGTATACGCCGGGATCTGGATCACCTTCGGGGTGGTCTTGGGTCTCATGATGTTCGATTACTGGCGCGTCCAGAGTCGAGACAATCTTTACATCGAGCCAGAGAACTACATGCTGATCGAATGCGAAAAGCGATTCGTTGGGCGGTGCAGAATGTATGCACTACCTGAAGCAGCAGCCGGAGATTTCTGGGATGCCGTTCAACCTTACCGGGACGACCAATGAACAAGCCAGAGAACGTCATTTATACCGACGCACACAAGTACAAGATTGGTGGCGCGGGTTATCGCATCGTGGTGTTCTGCGAGTACTGTGGTCAGATCGCGTTCTATGCCAACCGCGATGTCGAAGACAACAAGCGATTGTTTGCCGAAGAAGCGAGGAAACCATGCCCGCGCACAACGCCAATGCAATTAATGTTTTAGGAGAAAACCATGAGCCTGCTTGACGACTTAAACGAAATCGATGTGGTTCCACTGGAGCTACAAAAGGGAACCATTGAACTCTTGACCGAGTATCAACGGAGAACTCGCCTGATGATCGCAGCGCGGGATGAAATCATCCGCCTGAACAAGATCATCGAACAACACGAGAACGGACCAGAATGAAGAAACTGATCCTCGCACTGATCGCGATTATTATCGCAACCTGATCACGCTGCTCGGCGGTCGATCCAGCCTTGAGTGTGGATTGCAATATCCGGGTTAGTGTCATTCTGCCGGTATCGGATCTCACCACTGGTATTGGTCGTGACAATCATTTCATTGTGTGAGAATACATGGCTACCATTTACCCGAAGATTATGGTTATTAATAGCTGGTGCAACATCGGTTTGTAATGGTGATGTAATCAACGCCTGTGCTGAGTTGGAGTTGAATTGCATTTCAGGATAGATGATCGCTTCAAGCTCGAGACCAATTGGAATGTCCATCACGTAGAGATTTTCACTGGTACCCGGCGAGGTATCATTGATGGTCCTGACGAACGTATCCAGAATGAATCGATCGCCACGCTGGAAGTAAGCCGTGATGTTGTTGCTGGAATCAATTGGCATCGAAGCGATACGACGGTAGTAAGTATACGTCGCTGCATCAGCCAGCAGATTCGTTGCAGTCAGCGAAGTATCCCAGCCCGCATCGATGGTCCCATCAGTCTGAGCAATCAGGAAGAAGTGATACGTGGTATCGGCATCCGGGGTATTCGCTACCGCTCGAGCACCACTCGCCAGCCCGCCCAAGTTATTACCTTCAGCCCAGTCGGCGTCGATCTGCTTGGTAATGGTTGACGCCAGATTCATGTAGAACACGGCAGTCGAATCCGCACAGGCACCAGTAGCAACGGTAACATCATGATCGGTATCAGCAGCCAGCGAGGTATCCAGTCCCGTCAGAAAGTTCTGGTGAACCCGGACATCACCCAGCGCATCATTCACATCACCGGCTGAATTGACTTCAGTGAAATCGTCAACACGACTCAGCACCAGATATCCATCGGCGCCAGCATTGGTACCGAACTCGATACATTCGCCAGGCGGTACGCTGATCGATCCCCCTGCTGCTCCATCGAGCGTATCAGCCGGCGTGTCGAGATCCACCGTGATCGCAGCCGAGTGTGAATTCTTGACGCGGACCAGATAGTTAGCCGCCACGGTAGCCGCATCAGCCAGAGTGATGGTAAACGCGCCAGTGACATTTAAGGTGCGCTTGTGATTCGCCAGACTGGTCGTGGTATTCGAGCCAATATCCAGCGTGGATTCATCGGTATGCGCAAGAAGGGCAGTATTGATAGCCTCTGCCAGCGTCTTGATCGGATCGCCCAGCTTGGTCTTGTGCTTAGCCCAAGTGAGTTCGTTGGCCGCAGTCTGCGATCCGTCATCAGGTGGCGGCGTCGCGTTGTAGCCTACGATGGTTTGAGAAGAATATCGAGTACCCATATAAGTAACCTCTTAAAAGAACGAGTCATCGCCATCGGCGCCAATCAGATCCTCTTGACCAGTGGCTTCCAGTGCGGTCCGAACACCACGACCGAGCGGGAATGAATCAATCCATCGGCCATTGGTATCGACTCCCCACTGACCACCAGAAACAGTATTAATGCCTTCCATGATTGGGTTAAAGAATACACCGGTTGGCGGCTGAACAACCTGACCCACAAAGCCACCGATCTTGCCCCGTGCCAGTTGGTCCAGAGTATACTGACTCAGACCGTAGTTGCGAAGAATTGTTGATACCATCAGGTCGGTCGGCTCGAAGTCTTCGCCGGCGATGAATCGCTTCGTGGCTTCAACACCCATGTTCGCACCGCCGATCGTGCCGACGATCTTGGCCATGTTATATGCCCCGGCTGCAACCTGACCAGTGTCACCAGCCTTCACACCATCGGCAATATTCTTGATCACTTCCTGACGCATCAGGTCGATCTGTTTCAGCGTGAAAGTTTTCAGCATGAAGAAGATCCGGGCATCCGGATGGTTCAGGTATCGCATTGGCATTTCGCTCATCGATACCGGCTGGACTCGAGTCAGATCGCTGAATACCGCCAGTCGCACATGTGGATTCGCAGTATCACCGCTCAGGATTCCATCGTAAATGGCTTCCACTTCCGAGTCTGCCAGGCGTTGACCATACCGCACCCGGAGATCCCGCAGTGCAGCGTCGCGTGGTTTGTTCGCAATCTTCTGCAACTTGGACCACGTGCTGTTCATGATGGCTTCTTTACCCAATCGATCCATGGCACGGAAGCCGCCCTTGCGCAGCGACCAGTCGAGCAATTGCCGTGATCGACCCATATCTTCCACGTCCGGCAGTGCCTGTAAGCCAAAGTCTTCCAGCTTGAATGCAGCCTGCCCCTGCCCTCTGCGGATATTATTCGCACCCTGAACCGACCGTACCACCAGATCCTCGATGGCATTGTAGGTACCATTGAGATAAGCGCTGGCGCCCAGATCGCCGAGCTGCGTTGCTGCGGCCACTGGATTACCCAGCGTAGCCGCATACATATAGTTCCGTGCTCCCCGGATAAAAGGCGTGGTTTGCTTCTTGCTGCCCACAAATCGAGCACGTAGCAATTGAACCAGCTTGTCTCGCTGGGCTGGTGTAATATTTTTCTTGCCCAGCTCAGCACCCGCCATGTCATCAATGAAGCCGGAGATCATGCTGGCGTCATCGATAACCTCTGCACCCTGAATGATCTCCCGGTTCTTATCCAGCCCCTTGCCGCCGAAGAACTTGCGGTCTTGGATCTTGATCGTCATCCGATTGAAATGATCACCCAGCGAGACCGTTGGACTGTCATACCATTGCAGCATTTCCGGCCTGATCTTATCGACAGTCCGCGCCTTCAAGCTGTCACCCGAAACGGTCGGCCTGATTTCACCGCCCTTGAATATATCCCTGCCCAATGCCTGAGCAATTTCCTGTGGCGTCAAGTGACGCTCAGCCAGATTCGGAAACTCAGTAATATCTTTCGCAGTCAGTTTCTTTTCACCGGTCAGCCCTTGCTTGGTATTGATTGCATCGGCAATCGCCTTGTTGGTCTGCGCCGGCTTGAAGCCCTGAGCCTCGCCGAATTCTTTGTACTTGAACCGACGGGGGAAGAAGTCTTCCACTCCCGGCAGATCAATACCTTGCTCTCTGGCTCGTAGCAATTCATCGTCCAGTGCGTTCCGAGTATTCTCGAACTCATCGATGAACGATTTCGGGAAACCATTCTGGTTCTCCCCCCTGAATTCACTGTTCAAAATGCGCAGCTTGGCCAGTTGTTGCTGCGCTTCGGTAAGGTTGTTGAACTCAACCGCAAACCGATTACGAACTTCTTCCAGTCCGGCAAGCATGGTACCGGTCTCGAGATCATGTTGGTTCAATCGACCAGCAATAGATTTCAATCCCATGTTGCGCAACTGGCTGGTGATCGGCTGAACGAAACCATTGAAGCCATCAGTAAATGAATCTTTCAGTTCACCGGCTGACTGCAAGATCTGGCTGGTGCGAGTTGGCGCTGCTTCTTTGGCAATGCGCTCGGCTGCACGGATCTGCGCGAACTCGGTATTGATCAGGTCGTCGACATTCTCAACCCCTTCCCGGAAAGCTACTTCAGCCTCTGGCGTAATCTTCAGCTCGGCAATGGTTTGGTCGATCGCTGCCTGCTTGTTCAACTGCGGAACGCCATCAGCATCGATGTTGTCAGCAAACTTCTGGTTCGCTACTTCTTCAACACTCTTCACGGCTCGAGCGCTGGCGATATCTTTCAGCCGGCGTGTGGTGTTTGCTGCAACACCAGTCGCTACCGTGCCTACCAATGGGAATGGAGCCGTGATCGCACCAGTCAACAATGCGGTATCGCCAACACGAGCGAAATCAATCGGCGCTTCAGGATCGTCATCAACCTGCTGAATGATCTCGCCGGCTGCACCCAAGGAAGCGCCCAGCACAAATGATCCGCCGACTCGAGCAGACTCACGAGTTGCAATCAACGCGGGCTTGGAAGCGATGCCCGCAGCCTTCGCTGCATTGGTGGCGAGAATACCTGAGCGAGTCCAACCGCCTGGCAGAATCAACAGTTCCGGATCAGCGATCAGACCACGAGCGATGGCGCCGGTCATGAATGCCTTGTTCTCGGAAACCAGATCGTAGAACTCACCCCAGTCGAATGGCTCTTCTTCTTCCTCGACCGGGACATACTTGCCCTCGAGATCGTCACGGAAGTTTCTCCGTAAGTCTTTGATTTGGTTGGCTTTTTCGGTGTACTCCGGTGACTTGGGATCGCCGATCAGATCCAGTTCCTGCTGCGCCTTCCAGATTTTCGGTTGCCACTCTTCATACTTTTCAGCACGTCGAGCGTTCTCGACCATTTCCTCTTGGCCGAATAATTCAAATCCTTTCTCGGTCAGAAACGCACCGGCACGACCAACGAATGAATCCTCGAGTACCAGTCGATCGAAGTTTTCCTTGAACGTACCAGTCTCATCGGTGAAGCCAAATCCTCTGGCCAAGTTGTCGAAGAAGCCCTCTTCGGTTTCGACGATCTCAGGCTGCAACCGACCATCGTTCTCAGGTGGTCGACGCAGTGTTTGCTCAGGATCTTCGGCAACCACATTGAAGCCGATGTCCTGTTGTTTGTCTCGAAGGATCTGGGGCCGAATGTTCTCACGAATAGCTTCCGCGATCTGAGCGTCGCTCATTTCATCGGGGAATTCTACCCGCTGACCTTCGACTTCAATAACCTGAACCATTATTCAAGTTGACCTGTAACTGGATTGTAGACACGTACCTTGTCATCACGATGGCGAACCACCTTGTTGATGTCGAACCGCGCACCATCAACGCCAAGGGTTGACGTAAACTCAATGCCACGCAATGCCTCGCTGTAAGCAGCCGGCAACCATTGCTCCGGCGTGGTTCCCTTGTTGTTGCGGGCAAGCTGGTTCGCCGTGGCTGCCACGTAATTCGTCAATGCGAATCGCTCAGGTTCAGGGATATCAGCGAAGCGCTCTTCGTCAAAGTTTTCTTGAGCCTGAATAAACGTAGCCGCTGCGTTCAGATCGTTCTCGCTGACATTCACATTGAGTGCCGGCGTATCCGTACCAGCCGCATCCGAAGACTTGCGCTGCTGCGCCAGCAACTGCATCTTCTGGTTGTACTGAGTCCATGCCCGGTTGTAAATTGCCAGCGCTTGCTTGGGATCAGCAGCACCCATGGCCATGGTCCAGCCATCCTTTTCTTCCTGAGTCCAAATACCGCTTTCGTTTTGCTGGATCGAATCGCTCAGTGCCTGAACATTGACCACGTTCTCCTGCTGCCGTGCAAGCTCAATCGCTTGGTCGTATGCGAACCGTGCCTGCTTGAACAGGAACTCCTGCTGGAATCTTTCATCAGCACTGTCGAGTCGCTTCTGCTGCAACATCAAGGATTTGTCCTGCTGGTCCAACCGCCTTGTATCATTCTTCAGCCGCTGTTCCTTGATGATCGATTCCAGTGATTGACCGGGCTGGGAATTTACCAGCAACTCACCGAAGTCACGTACTTCCGGAATCAGGTTTTCAGATCCCATGACGTTGATCAGCTCATTGAAGTCACCAGTATCCCGGCCATGCTCGAACGCGCCGTTCAGCACTTTCATCTGGGCCGCAGATTTCCGCTGAAGCGCAGCCGCTTCTTCACGAGCCGCCCGCTCTTCGGCAATCTTGCGCTGATCAGCCTCGCGAATTTCTTCACGCTCTTCACGCCTGAATTGTTTCTCGGTCAGTTGCTGGGCAAAGGCCGGATCGACTGATGCTCGAGCGATGTCGGCGACATCAGTTTTCAGATGCTGGGATAGTTCGGCAAGAAAGCTCATATCAAATCACCGCTGTTCTGTTGTTGTTTGCCCGCCTGAACCGAATATCGATGTGCCAACCTCACCCAGCGCTTGCAATGTCGCTTGCTGGGCAACGCCTTCTGAACTCAGCAAGGCTCGATCGAACTGACCCGACCGCGCACCTTGTCCAGATCCCAACTGAAGCAGATCGATTTCACGATTGAACTCCTGCTGGTTCATGTCGGACAGCAGGGTTTCGATTCGAGCCATCATATCAATTCGGCCAGTCTCGCCGGCCAGCGCTTGTCTCAGGAAATTCGAATCGAGGTTCAGCAAATTACCCAAGTTGTTGACCCGCTCGTTCTCGGCTTGCGCCCGGACATCTGCTTCAGCCCTTGCACCTTCAGCCGTGACACTGGCCTTGGCTTGCTCACCGAAGGAGCCGAAGATCTCTCGCCTGGCGAGATCCCGTTCAGTCCGGCCTTCGCGTTCTGCAATGCGTTCCTGAATCGGAGTCAGTTGCGACTGGATAAATGCACCGGTATTGGAACTGAAATCGTCGATGACGCCAGAAAGTCTCTCACGAATCCCGGCAATACCCGCACCGAAATCATCAAATGCTTGATTGGCTGGATCTCGCAAGTCACGAATGCCTCGACGGGCTTTAATGGTTCGCCTTTTAATGTTCCTTTTCAGCCGGACTTCACCCGTTGCGGTATCGAACCGAGAACCGCGCCTGCCGGGACCGGTACGTGCAAATCGCCGCGTGGCTTCTTCAGCCCTGTCTGCGGCCCTGTCCGCATTTCGGCTTGCAATAAGTCCACCGGCTATCGATGATACTGCTCCACCCATTTTATTCTCTCCGCTGACAACGGACCGAATATAAGTATTCGTTCCCGGATGGCATTCCACCCCAGATCTTGCCCACGAATTCAAGCAAGCCTATCCCTTCCATCTTATTCGCCAGCGGCGTTGTTTCCTTGTCGACGCGGACAAGGCAAGCACCCAGATCTTTCCGGTACTTGGTATGTTTCAGGAATGCGACATACGAACGCATCTTGTGCCTGGCGGTTGCCAGATCACTGTAATACACATGAGGCTCAAGCAACCAGCCATTGGATCGTGCCAGTACAAAAGCGATCGGCCAGTATACACCACCGATCAGATCCTCGATGATGTAGATCTCATCGGTTCGATCACGAATGATGTCGAGCAATTCAATAAACTCTTCCATATTCATGTCGCTCGGGACATCCTTCATGATGCCCTTGCAATAAAGATCCCAGAGGAAGGCGCTGTCTTCAGTGTTGCCTTCGTCAATGAATCCCATCTTCCGGATCACCGGTCGGTTTTTCTTAAACAGTCGTTTGTCGAGCCGTTCCATTTAAGCCTCAATATAATCGATTTCAAATTCTTCAGTGGTTTCGATCCCCAGTGTAACAAACACACTGGTTCCCTTGCCAACTGCCGAGAATCCTTTGGATACAGGATTACCCGTGCTGCCGGTACCACCCTCGCTGTAATAGCTGCCACCAGCGTAGTAAACCCCGGCATTGTAAAAGTTCTGGGTGACCAAGGCAGAGTTGATACCCTTCAGGATAACGGTCAGATCAGTGGTATTCTTTTCGTCACCCCACTCGAAATTCATATTCAACTGGCACTGGCCACGGCGGCGATAGAAGATTCGACCCGCAATGATATTGCGGTAGTTCGCATCCTGTAATGGCAGCTTGCGCTGCGCCAGAATGTTGAACGAACCCATGTCACCCATGACGCCACTGCCATTGAGATCGAAGATATTGCCATTGTCATCACCATACAGAATGGTCTTGTCGGCATTGTTCGATTCCGGGTATTCCATGAACCTCGCGGCATCCGTATTGAATGCGCTGGGATGCTGGGTTTTATACTTGGACCATGGACTGGCTTCCTGATTCAGTAGGTTCTTATACAGCACCATGCATTTCGAATCGAAGAAAAACAGGATCTTCTTGTTCTTCTGGTCGTAAACGATCTTGGCACCCGTGGCATCCTCTACTTCCGTAGGGATCTGAATTGATATGTCATCCGTTCCCACATCACCGAAACGATCCGTCGAGCGGAGTGATTCGATAACACCACCAGTACGCATATAATAAACATCGTCACCAGCATCAACAAAACTACTATCACCAATCGCAGCAGATCCTGAATAAAAATCTTCAAAGCGGTAATTCGTTGCATCATCACCCACCAGCTTGAACATTTCGCCGCCTTCGGTTGATACGATGGTGACGTTCTGGAATCGGATAAAGCCATTGATCGGTTTCGTATTCGGAGTAACAAGGAAGAATGCCTCCTGACCAGTGGTGAATGAACCAGCCGTACCGCCTCGAGCAGCCGTGTCGTAATCTTCCCGGTCTTCAAATGCCGATGCCAGAATGACATTGGGTAGTAATGTGGCGCCTTCCGTGATGTTGGCCAGCCAGTTGCGGCCATCGGCTACCAGCCCGTACTTCGCAAAAAGATTTGAACCCAGTCCCGTAGTAAGCGCTGCCAGCGTTGTGCCGTCCCACTCCAACACAACCGTTGCTTTCTCGCGATCCGTGATAATGATCGTTTCGTCCAGATCCCAATCGTGATCGTTGAAGCGGGATGATGCCGCAAGTGCTGGGCCAACTGCGACGAAGGCCGATCCGTCCCATGTATACGCTTGCGTCCCTGACATGACCAGCGTGGTCTTCGTGCCATCGCGCTCGAATAGCTGGTGAATGCCGTTGATTCGTGATGTATTTGGCGTAGTGTCGAGCAGGTCGATAACCGGTCGACGCCGGAACTTCTGGTTCCCCAATTCCAGCTCGAAGTTCTGGCCTTCAACGCACTCATCCGGTCGGATGGCGATATCGTTTAGCTGATTAAGACCACCGCCGAAACTGAATTGAGGCATTAAGGTACCCTGTGCCGATCTTGTGAAATTTTCTCGGAGCCATCCCGGTAACGGAATCCACGCCGAGTATTTGGATCTCGATGTGCCAGCAGGTTCATCAGTGTCTGCCGAGAGAACACGTAATCCGCGTCCTGCTCCAGATCGGACACATTCAGTTCCTCGATGATGTACTTGAATCGCCTGGCTGCCATGTCCGCAAGGGCTTGGGCTTCTTGCTCGGTTTGCAACGGAACAGTGTCAGTCTCGATCAACACCGTGCGATCGCGCTCATACTCGAAGCTCCATACCCGGCCATCCGCATCAGGCACCTGATACAAGGCAATGGATTTCACCACGTCATCGTGCCAGTACCACCAGCGCTCGTAGCCTTCCTGAGTCAGATAGAAGTGATCCTGCTGTCGCAACCGTGCTTCGCCACCGCCATACTCAACTGCCCGCTGACCGGAGCCATCGGTGAGATACAGAAATGGATCGTTCAGGTAGAACCGAACGAAGTCAGTCGGCAAGGCGTAGGTCCGCTGTCCCTGAACCGTGGTGATGGTACCCGTGGTTCGCTCGTAGGGAACGGTAAAGACCGAGAGCAGGTTGTTAAGTTCCGAAGTGAAAGCATTTCGTGCCACTCGAACCGTGGCTTCGTGCTGCTCATCCATAAAGGATGTGATCAGATCATCGTCACCCTTCAGGATAAACGCATTCACAAGAATGCGGTTTACCGCGCCAATAAAGTCCATCCGTCATCACTTGACGTAGTTGACGCCGAACCGACTAACCAGCCCCTGCTTGGTTGCATCCAGCAGCGCCTGCCCGTTGTTGATCTGGGAAGCCAGCAAACAGGTATGCGCGTTGACGATGGTATACGTGGCCTTGTGGGTTTTCCCGTCCGGAGTTTTCACCTGAATGTTCACAGGGATCTCGGTTGGTTCACGTAAAGCCTCGCCGGGAGCAGCCTTCTTTTTCGAAGCGGCTTTCTTTTTAGTAGCCATTAAATAATCCTCGTATAAAGGTGGAAGGGAGCCGAAGCCCCCTTCCGTTAGCTTACGCCAGATCGGATGCCAGCGTCCGAATCCGCACGATCCACGTGTTGTTCAGGATCTGGCCAACCAGCCAGCCCTTCCATGACACAGTGGACAGTTCATTCAGCGGGTCAGCCGCACCGGCAGAACCGGGTTCGTGACGAATCAACTGAATGGTGGGAATACGATCACCTGACAGGTAGATCTCGCGAGTGTGCCGTTCACCCAGACCAACTGAGCCGACCGCATCGACAGCCACGACATACGAATCGTAGACATCGTTGAGCACGTCGGAAGTACCCCGGAAACCGGGCGCACTGGTTGTCGCAGCGTCCGCAGTAATCAAGGTAGGCTCTTCAGTCGCCACCCAGCGTACACCGTTCACGGCGCCGATCTCATCGGTCCATGTGTCAGTGTAGCCACCGTAATTTTCCACCGGAACAAAGGTGGGCAGATCACGGATATCCTCTTCGACATCCACATGGCAGATACCCATGTAGCTCGAGCGGATAGGGTTGGTACCGATGTTGGTGGAACCGAAACCTTCAGAGCGGAACTTCATGCCACCTTGGCGGTTAACCAAGTTGACTGCGAACTTGATATCGTTCGCTGACATTCCGGTGACGATCAGGGTTACAGCGGCTACGCCACCGCCGAAACGAACCTGAGTCGCAGCCGCGTAGACCGCAGCCATGACAGCGTTGTAGGTTGCACCCGCGTTCTCACCCAGAGTCACCATGAACTTCATGGCACGAGCGTTGACAGACATCAGTTCCAATTCTTCGGTGACTTGGATGACGTTGCCGTACTTGGCCATGGTTGCAGTGATCGGAGTGATAGTCGGAACTACCGCTGCTCGAGTCGGAAAGGTAAGCGCACCGTTGATTTCAGTCAACGGAGTCGGTACCGGGGATAGGTTTTCGATACGTTCCCATTTTACGGAAGCCGTACCGGCGTTCATGCTCAGTTCGCCCTGATTCGTGCCCGAGAAAAATGGGCATCGAGTCTTGGCCGCCATGAGCAGCATCCGCATCAACTGGAAGTTGACCGGATATTGGTTAAGGGTCGCTTCACCCGAACTTGATACAGTCATATCAAAGCCTCAACAGGGGCATGTTGCGATGGACTGCTTGATCTGAAGCGATACTACCGGTTATTCGCCAGATCCATGCCTTTACGATAAAACTCCGCATCGTCAAGTTTGGCCCACTCTTCAGTCTCATCGACTGCTTGAGGGGTTGCGCCTGGCGATTGCGAATCCTTTAACGCACGTTGGTTTTCAGCGACTTGTGGATCGATGGTGGTTGTGTTTTTTGCTGCCCACTCTTTGTTCAACATTGTCAGTGCCTTCTCGTATTGCTCAGGAAACTGGTCCCGATTCTGGAAAATTTTCTGCAAATTCGGATCGTTGTTGTAAGCCTTCGACAGAAAGTATTCTGCCATTTCAGGATCACCATCCACATTTTCGTTGATTCGCTTTACTGCGTTGTCTACCGCTTTGTTCACCGCTTCGCGATGTTGACTGTTTTCAAGCTCATTCTGCTTGTCGGCAATATCCGCTAATTGCGCCGCCAGATTCTCGGTAGCCTCTTGTTGCTGGCTTACGAAATTCTGAAACTCAGTCACGTTATCGGACTGAGCTGGCGCAGCAGCAGGAGCCGCTGGTTTCTGAGCAGGGGTAGCCGCCCCTTCTCCGGGTGCTGGTGCTGCGTCTGGAATACCAGCCGCGAGATCAGCCATCGTGGTTGTTTGCTCAGTAGCTGCGGGGTTTTCCCCGCTTGGTGCTGTCTGTGCATCATTCATCGATCTTTTCTCCTAACAATATTAAGCATTTATCGAAGCCCCTCTGTATATTACTCAGGGCTTTCCACTCTTCAGTATTGTCATCCGTGTAACTGTATGCCGGAACGACGGGTCGTTCCTCGCGAATTCCTTTCATTAGTTCCTGAAACAGTGGTTGTGCTCTCAATTGTTCAAGATAATCGTTCATATCATAGCCTTTTGCTGTTGAATTTCAAGAATTTACCGTAACAAACCCATTGAAAATAGAGCTGCAACCACTTCTTCCTCTTCCTTACGCCGGCGCAATATCACCAATTGGCGTACTAATTCGTTGATCATCTGGAGAAATAGCTTGGCTGCGGCCAACTCTTGCATGGCTCTGCGCCTTGCTATTTCGTCTTTGATCCGCTCCATCTGGTCTTCCAGAATAACGATCATCATCTGCCGGCGAAGCTCATCTTGCATCGCCACCAGTCGATCGATCTCTTGGCGGATCTCGGTTGATGCTTCCATCCGCTCGGGCAAGGTATCGATAATCTCTTCTTCGACCTCGACCTCAAGCGGTAATTCCTTGGCCTTGAATTGGGGCTTCAGCTTCGAAGGCGGCATCAAGCCCTTCTTCATCCGTTTGGATGGACCAAACCCACCGCCGGGAATACCCGTACCAAAACCACCCAGACCAGTACGGCCAAGACCGCCCGTTACGGCCAGACTTCCACGGTGTCCGAGTCCTCTGGTAACTACCAGCGCTGGCATCAGGTCATCCGATCAGATCGGTCGATGCCCGTGCTGCTGCCACTGTATGGCGTGCCGCCAACATCCTCGAAGATACCGCCTGATACCAATGGCAACGTGTCATCGCGTTGAAACACGGTTCGAATTCCGGTACCCGGATCAGTATGCTCTTTGTTGTGCAGAAGCTGCTGAATGAAATCAGCCCTCAGATCCTCGAAAGCAAACTTCGGGGTAGCTTCGCCGGTATCCCACTCAATACCTTTGCAATCATTGGGCAGAATGATGTCGACACCATAGGCGCCACCACCGATCTCATACACGCCGGCAGTGACTCGAGCGCCAATCGCAGCGCCACCAGCACCCCGTAATTGATAACCCACGGTCGCCAATCCAGTCTTGCCAGATCCGAACATGGCAGTGTAGGTGGTGAAGTTGCTCATTGCTGATTAACACCTATTTTCATCGGCTGCATCGTATCGAGCAACCGGAATATCAATTTGGTTTTCTTCCGGGGAATGTACTCATCGATCAGTTCATACATTTCCTGATAGACTTCCATCGGCACCGGCATGACCACCATCGTATCTTGTGGTTCCTGCTTCTGCTGCCGATCTTCGGGTGACAACCTTTTTATATTGCTCTCTTTCTCTTCTGGTTCGCTCATGCGTCCGGATCTCCTGTGATATTTTGAATCGAATCGCGTAAGCGTTGTTTGTACTCGCGCAATCCACGTTTGCCATCGCGAAGGATTTCCTTCACCAGCCTTCCGACTGTGCCGCCTGGCTCTGCGGCAATTAATACATCCAATCGATCAATGGCGTCATTCACGTTGTCCCGATCATCCCGGAAATTCGTAAGCGCCAGCGATTCGAGTACGGCTTCGGCTTCCGGCAAGGCGTTGAGCGATGCCAGCAGCGCATCATAGATCGACCGGTGCAGCACCGGATCTGAACTGATGTTGTTGCGCAGATTGTTGTAGGTCGGGTTGTTGATGATCCCGAGCCGATTGAACTCTGCAGCCACGGCATCGACGTAGGCATTGCCTTCCTGATTCGACAGGCCATCGGTGATCACCGTCTGAAGTGCGTCAACGAAACCGCCCCGGTTGATTGTGCTGTCAGCAACCACGGCATCGATGCCGGCTTGCCATGCTGTTGAGATTTCAATGTCGCTCATAAGTATTTCCACCGCCCAATGGTTAGCGGGCCGCTGCTGATTTGTGTATTCCAGTCCGGGTTGACCTCGAAGGTATCATCGGCATTCTTGATGCGAATGTAATCCTGATGAACCTCGATGATCTCACCGGTACGGATCTCCGGCCAGCCATCACCATCGATGTCAGTACAGAACATCACGGAATCGCCCACTTCAGGCTGACGAAATGCATTCGGATCTGGCGCGTTTGGATCAACTTTTCTCATGCTATTTGGCTCCCGATGACGCGCCAGAATGCGCTGGTCCCGTCATATCGAATGGTAAGTGTATCATCTGCGGTCCAAGTTCCAGACCATGAACCCAGATCAATTCGGTTCGCTGCAAGGCTGGCAGCGTCCTGATTGGTGACGGTAATCGTATTGGCGCTGATGTTGGTCAGATCGAAAGTGTCACCATCCTGAACTGCCGTGGAATCAATACCGGTCAACGTAGCGCCAGCAGCCGCATCAACCCTGCCCCAGCGACGCATACCGTTATTGGCTGAAGCCGTGAGTAATCCAGCCCAATCGTTGTTGTTACCGTTGACCAGTGCAGCCGGATTGATTGGCGGATATTGCATGGAGCAGCGCATCAACGATCGACCGCCGCCGACCCGAAGGGCTTGGGTCTCAGCACCACCTAATCCGGATGTGGTCATACCACCAACATTGAAACCAGTAACTGGTCCGTTCAGCGTACCCACGCCCAGCGTGATCGATGCCGGATTAATGTTCCATGCATACAGATTGCCAATCGTGTGATCGATGGTTAGATTGCCAGCCTGAGTGAGATTGAACTGCGCGTACTCACCATTGACTGATGTGGCACTGGCGCCGAAAACATGGACACCGAAGGCGTTACCATTTGCACCGGTCTGGGCGCCGATGCTGTAACCGTCGACACAGTTGATGTTGAGTTCCATATCATTGGACCAGTCGAACAGCATCCGACCAGCAGCCGGGAATGATTTCTGGAATTGCTCGACCGCACCGGTATTCTGCTGCTCGAACAGGAAGCCGGCACCAGCCCAGCCAATCGACCAGTCAGTGCTGGCTCCGAAGGTCACGCCGATCAGATCACCGACAAAGTTCAGGTTACCCCGCAGATCCGACTGAGCCGTACCCAGACTGTTGATCACACGAGCATTCGATGCAGCCGCAATGTTTGAGCGCAGCGCATTCTTAACGATATTACCGAAACCGGGTAATGCCTCGACATCAACCGCGACTTCAGCAGTGACGTTCTCAACGCCGGCAGCAGATCCGAACAGGACAACAGCCGGTTCGAAGTAATGTAATCCGCGAGAAGTACCGAAGTTGACCGTGGAAAATCCAACGGTTGAGAAACCCGGTGCATGGCGTACCGCCGTGTCACCGGTTGATTTGGTCATGATCGCACCGACCGCCGTGGTCTGGATCGATGGAGAATTCGACAGGCCGACATTCTGCACCGTGGTACTGGTACCACTGGTGATACGCGCATGGCGCACACCGTTGTTCAGAATCAGCGCCTGAACCAGATCGAAGTTCCCGAAATTTTCAATTCGAGCCAGCGCATTGAACAGCGTGAACGCAGCGAAACCCGGTCCAACACCAGCACGATAGACTTTGGATTCTTGCAGTAATGCCCAGATCCACGTGGTGTTCGTGTAAGTGACCGTGCCGTTGGACAGGATACCGCCACCAATGAACGGCGCCGAGTAAGTCGGGTTGTCCGTCATGGTGATCGAGTTGAATGCGCCGTGATTGACGAACGCATCAACAATTCTCAGGTTGCCATCAACCTCGACAAAGGTATCGTCAACCTCGAAGATGTTCGCGCCAGCCGCATCCTGTACCCGGAATATCGGACCACTGCCACTCGCCAGGCGAAGGGTAAGCGGATCGGCCATATCAACGATGATATGTGGCGCATCACCGTTGTCGTAGCCTTCCTGTAAGTTTTCAGCACCAACTGCAAAAGCGGTCATTTATTTACCCTTCTTCTTTTTCTTGCCCGGTTTCTTTCTGGGTGGATTGTATACTCTTACCATGTTTACCCCCGTATCGGGTGAGAGTGACCAGCATCGCTACTGGTTTGGGAATCACCCGGCTTCCACGTGTGTCTGTGTCCATCCTTGGGTCCGGGTGAAGTCGAACCGTTGGCCAACAACGTATGGTCATGCCCATCTGCTCTCCCGGTCTTCATCCCGACCATGGTTGCTCGGATGCTTTTTTTACCCGCCATCAGTGCAGCTCCATGTGATCAGCGGGCAATAGATCCTCGAGATCCTTGGCCGTCACCGTGAAGTCGTGGGCATGAACTTCCAGTTTCTTGCGCATTTCTGTAAGTTCGCTCTTCAACTTCCGAAAATCTGCGTTTTCTCGCAAGTTCAGGATATGCTCGTGCTGAACAATAGCGTGAGTATGCTTTTCCAGACCATGCGTATGCTCAACCACAGTAGGTCCCACCATTGTTTCACGTGAAACATCTTCCTCGATCAACCCCACTTCAACAGCCCCTTCTTTCCATGGGTTGATCTCGGCGACATTCCCGGCTACGCCGACTGCGCCAATGCCCAGCAACAGGACGATAGTCTTTTTCACGGCCATAGCCGCTTTTACCCACAGGCTGAACCAGCCGACAATCTTTTGCCAGCGGGTGAGTTCGTCCTGATTTTCGGCTGGTTGGTTCAATCGATTGTCCAGTGGAAACCCACATTACCTGAGTTGTGTCCATGGGTTCGCCCCACAGATCCGGTCCACAGGTAGTCTCCGTCGAACTTGGCCAGTCCGAAGACCAATGATTCTTCACCGTCGTAAGTGCCACCGCTTACTCCCATTTGCCATTTACGAGTATTGGTACCGAAGTGCAGACCACTGTGGGCAATCGCCAGGCTTGCAGCCCCGGCCAGTTCACTGTCATGATCCTCGATGAAATAATCCTCTTCGATGATCGTCGTGTAATTGTTGGTGATATTGGTGGTGCATTTGTAGCAACCAGCGAAAACCGCAGTGCAAGTGACCACCAGCAAACATGCCACCAGAACGACCATGATCAGCCGAGATTTCATTTTGATTTTGTCAATCATTGTGTCAGTGCCTCTAAGTCCTGTTTCAAGAATTGGTAAAAAGCACACTCGGTTTCATCGTTCGTTTTCTGACACAACAACTCAGCACGTTTGACTTCGCGCTTGAGGTCGCGAACTTCAAATTGCTTCTGATCAGAAATATTCCAGTAACGTTGATCCAATGCCCAGACTGCGCTGGCACCCAATGCACTGATCACTACCAGTACAGAGCCAGTCAGACCGATCATCTTTTCTACTTTGCTAAAAGCCCTCATTTGCTCGTGTCAACATAGAACTTGAAATACGCCGCAGCACCAGCAACCACCGATGCCACCAGCCATTCGATATCCTTTGGATTCTCATGCGCCATGGCCCACTTCAATACTTCGCTCATCCAGTACAGGTAGAAGATCGCAAACGCCCGTGGGAATACACGATGCTGTTTCAGCAGATCCGTCTTACGCCTGTTTTCCTGCTCACTCAAAATGTTTCACCAGTTCGATGATTCCAACAATGGCTGCCGACCCGGCGCCAATAATCAGTAACGCTTTGAACGCGAACGCGATAGAACGTATTCCGTCAGAGATCGGATCAAGCTTCTCATTAATTTGACAAACCGATTCATTGAGGTCAGCAATCGAGCCATCATGTTCAACCAGCTTTGCCAATAAAGTCCCATGCGTTACATCCGTCAATCGTCGGTCCTCGCCACTGCGCTGTTCCATCACTCAACCAGTTCTGGCACATCGTCCATTTCCACGATGACGGTATCCGGAATATCCGGGACCAGTCGAGTCATATCGCCGTTCTCATCACGCTCGATATCGACCGGGAATGGCAAGTGGCGATGCTTGTGGAATTCGACCACGTTGTTCGCCGGCGCCGCTGGCTCTGGTGGGCCGACTATATCGGTAGTCGAACCAGATTCGAAACCAGCCTTGCGGGCTTGGGCCAATTCTTCCATGTGCTCCAGATTCGCTTTTTCTTTCTCGAGCGCTTCCTTCTCGTCCTGAATCTTCCCGATGTTCTCGAGGAATTGAGATTGCAGATTCTGGTTCGCTTTCAGGATTCGGATCTGATCGCGCAGCGCAGACTCGGTACCTTCAGCCCGCTCATTGCGCAGTTTCAATTGATCGTTGGCATTGACCAGTTCCATTTCTTTCTGGAACAGCTTCTGCCCTAATTCGGTAATCTGCTGCTGCAACTGGGCAATCACGGCTTCCAGTTCTTCACGAACTTCCTGAATCGCCAGATCGACCGCATTCCCGTCTTCAGGGATATTCATCAGCAGCTCTGGATTCTTGTTGCCCGCATCGGCATACATCTGCCGTGCGTTCTCGATCAGGTTCGGGATGTTCTCGGTCTTCGGATTACCCAGCAGGAATGCAGTGACTTCCGAAGTGGCACGGGAACGTCGACGTTCATTCAGCAATCCCTTGGAACCGACGATGGCGAAGTGTGCATCTTTCGGCAAGTTTTCCTTGCTGATCACCACGAAGTCCGGCATCCCCGGCTCGGGGTTGTAAAACTTGTATTTGTTCAGCTTCTTCTTGTTCAGCTCGTGCTGGATGTAAGCAAACGCCTTCAGCGCTTTCTCCATCTTTTCGGAGAAATCAACCACGCGCAATTCAGAGCCAGCCGCTTCTTCTTCGATCTGGGCCGCCGTAACGCGATCTGCCTGGCGCGAGACTCCGGTCCGGGATGCGGATACCCCGGTACCTTGCTGCTGCTTCTGGTCGAAGTAGGTAATGGCCTGAATCGCCCATGATGGATCACCGACATCGATCTGCTCGAAATTCTGCAAGCCCCCCTTGGTCGGATACTGACGACCGGGCGCAATCTTCGGGCCGCCCATGGCGATCAGCTTCGGATCGTTACCGTCATAGATGATGGTGGGATCGAGCTTGAGATCGATGTTGTCCAGAAACTTGTTGGCAATGATGGTCGCAATCTTGTGATTCGGCGATTGCTTGATGATCGGACTCATGTGGTACGGATCACGAACATCAACGCGGTCATGGCCACCATAGATGATAGTCACATGATCAGCCGGTTGTGCGAAGATCACGATCTTGCTCTTCCGTGCTACCACGATCTTCATGTTCGGCAGGAAGATGTTTTCAGTCTTCCGGCGAACCGTGATGTCACCGAAGTAAGTGATCAGCTCGATCGGATTTTTCTTGTCCGTGGTCTCGTTGTCGAGCCGCTTGGTATTGATGAAGACGGTTTGCCGCTTGATCCAGTCCAGATCCTTCTCGGACTTGATGATCATCGAGCCTTCGTAAATGACGTTCAGTCCCAGCTCACCCGGCTCCGGATAGCAGTTCCACATGGAATGCGGTACCCAGACCGGTGCAGCTTGGGATTCGAAAACACCACCCATGGAGTATTGCTGAGTCTCATCCCAGCGAACCTCGACCACAAACGATCCATGGTGATTGGCTTCCTTGATCGACAGCTCAACCCGGTCTTTCAGGCCGAAATCCTGATGCTGTTGTGTCATCAGTGCTTTCAATTCGGCGTTGGCAAACTTCTGAGTCTGGGCAATCTCATCCTTGGAAACCGGTTCTTCGCTGGCTGCGGCAGCGCGATTCTGGATTCGATCAACCTCGATATCCACATGCGCGGCCAACCAGTCCCGATCGCTTGGAAAGATCAGTCGCTTGGTATCCGCAGTCAGAATCTCGGATGCAGTAGCGAGATCGCCAAGCTCAAGAGCAGACTCCCACGAACGATCCGGATCGGCACGGCCAGAAACATCGAGCTTTTCCAGCGGTTCCATGTGAACCTGCCGGTCGACTTCCTTCCAGAGTTTTTCGTGATTGGATCGGTTGGTAAGTTTTTCGCGCCGTTCGATTTCTTTGGTGATGTGTTCGGCAATGAAATCATAGTCAGTCGCGAGGAATCGACGCTTCTTCGCCGGTACTCGGGGTTCTGTTGGCATTGTCTATACCCAATCAGGTTAGGTGATCGTTGTCACCAGTTACGAGCGCCCATACGCCTTCTGAATTCAGGAACAATAATAGTCTCAGTTTCAGAGTGGCGCAAGCTCATTACGCCATATCGAGTCGCAGAAATGACATCATCTTGCAATTTCACGATCTCAGACTGCCCATTTACCAATTTTCGATGGTAAACCTGCTTCTCTTTGAAGAATTCCGGGCATGAACTGAAGACTTTGAAGCGACCCGTGGTCATTCGGTTGTGCATTTCCATCAATCCGATTTCCACATTATTGCCACCTTTTCCTTCGTCGACGCCGATGGCCGGGGGATTGGTAAACCAAGTATGGTGCATGTTCACGCCCTCATCCTCGAGTAGCCTTTTCTTCGACTTGTCTTTACCGGTATCCCCCTTGCCCATGCCATCATGCGGCCAGATGCACGGTATCCAAGCGCCATTGGCTTTGATGGCCGAAGCAACTACCGGCGCTTGAACGTGCGACTGAGAGAATTCCTTGTACATGTAAACCACGTCATTCTGCTCATCCCATGCCAGAAACGAGACTGCAAACGGGTGGGTCCAGCCGAAATCCAGTCCATTGACACGCCGCCAATGCTCCGGGATATCGATCGGGTCGATCATGATCTCTTCGTCCGGGATCGGGAATATTAAACCAGCACCCATGAGTGGTACGCCCTGAGATCGCATATCCCGCTCGTGCGGCGGGAACTGACTGAGCAACTGTTCCATGCGCTCTGGATCACCGGCGATATGCGGGGCATCGGTCCAGCCGGCAATGATCAAACCTTGGCCAACCATCAATTCATCATTAATTTGATTGACAAGTTGTGTAGCTCCATTTTCAGGTGTAAAGGTACAAAGAATAATTCCTTCGGGTCGAGCGATTTGAGATCGGAGAACCTGTGACCAGATTTCAGGCGGAGGCTCTTCGTCGAGCCAAACCACATCGTTTCGATGACCCATAAACTTTTTGAAGCCGGCTTCGTAGGCTCTGAATTTAACAGTAACATCGTGGCCGTTAACATGCCGAACTCTGACATTATCCACTGCGTTAGGGATTCCGGGTTTACGCTCTTTGCTGATAATCCGGTGTTTAGGGATAGTTCCAGTTCCCAAAGCTCTTTCATCTTCTGGGTCTCCGAGTAATTCCTTCTGGCAGATGTCTCGAGTCGTGTCGTTGGTTACACCAGACACCTGAGCCAGCGTTGGCTTGGTCAGTCTCTCGCCCTTGTAATAATCCGGGTATTCACCGGTGACATGCCAGGCGAACTCCGCACCGGCGCCCGTGGTCTTCCCGATCTGGTTGGCTGCCTGTAAAAACTTCTGGTGGGCATAATTGCCATTGGGATCTTTGACGTGATGCCATGCGATCTGGAAATCGTAGGGTTTGTAGTCCTGAAGTTTGGTTTCAGAGATCTTCTGGTTGAGGGCTTCCATCGCCGCCACGAGTTCACGCAGCGCATTGGTATCGAGTTCGCTACCTTGGAAGTTAGTTTGCATCGCAATATTCTTTTATCTTCTGGCGATCGCGATTGGCCTGACCCAATGCAATCGAAAGCGACGACATGATCTCTTCGAGATTGGCGCCATCGGAGATTCCAGCATCGATCGGATCGGCGTAGAACACGCTATCTGGACAGATGGTTTCAGTTTTCGTTACCAAGCGCTCCCGTGGCGTAGAAGCGCAGCTTATTAACGAACTCATCAGAAGGCACAACAGCAAGACATTCAATGGTTTGTTCATTGTCTTTCTCCGCTAATCTCAATTCACCGCGCAAATTGGTGTTTAATTTATTCAGTTGTTGCAGCTCATCAAACTTTTTCTGGATCTGCCGGCGCTTGAATATTTGGTCGGCCTTCAAACGCTTCCTTTCTTCTTTCATTTCCGACAAAGCCGTGTCCAGTACGATTGCGTTCGCTTCGAGTACCGCATTCTCGGCCCTCAAGTGCTGCACATACACAATAGCGCCGGCTACACCAGACATCAAAATAAGGGCAATCGCGAGTTTCGCGTAAAGCACTCAAGTCCAACCCACTTCCGTAAGAAAAGAATCCCATGGAAAACCCGCGCCCGGATCAACCTTCCTGCCCGGAGAGATATCCGAATGACGGACTAATGTTTCGATGGGATAAGCCAGCAACCAGTTCTGAACCACTTCGACACCAGCGTCCCATTGTTCATCGGTTACGTAAGGCGTTTTGATTGTTTCGACGAATGATCCGTAATCATGCTGTCCAGCAACAAGGAATTCAATGCCAAGTGAATTGGTATTATGCCCTCTGGCGTGATAAGCGCCTTCATCTTCTTCCCGGAGCAGATAGATGTCTCCGTTGGGTGCAATGAGAGCATGGGCGGACAACCCATAGTTATCGAGGAATTCTGCGGCGTGTATGGCATCAGGGTCGAGGATGTATTCGGCCATGCAATGCACGACGATTTTGTTTGGGCTGTTCTTGTAGACTCCATGTTGGAGATACCTTTCGATGATCATATTAGGCGACAAATCCGTAGGGCTGTCTTCATTTGACGAATCCGTAGAGGGCGATGGTTCCGGCGGCTTCGAGGAGTCCGGCTGCGGGCTGTAAGCCAATCCGATCGATTGCCGTATTCGTGCTATCCAAGAATCCATGGACTGTCCTCACCTGTTCATCCCCACCGGAGTTGATAAATTTCACCGTGGCGTCGATATTACACCCCAGATCGGAATTTTCAAAGTTTCTCAGATAGATGGTGGCGTCCAGACTTTCCCCTGCTGCACTGCCCACGGAGTTGCCCAGCAGGATCGCATCGCTGATTCCCTGTAACTGCCAGGCGACTGCGGTCATGTTGCTGAACAGTCCGGCGTAGTTGGCGGTGATCACGCCACCTGAGTCTCCGACCACGCATTCCATGCTGGCACCATCGGTTGCCGGGATGGCGCCGGAGATAATCATCTTGATCTCGCTGTACCGGGTTTCGTCGAAGGTAATGAGTTCCTGAGCCACGTTGGTAATGGCTCGGGGAGATACGATCGGCTCCCAAGATCCTGAGCCGGCCTGATTAATCAACCCGCCCTGAACGGCTACGGATTCGAACGAATCGAACCAGCCAATAACGCCATATCTCAGATCCGGGTTAGCATCGTCCTGCTGGTAACTGACTTCCCGACTGGTCGTGGTCCAGACCGCCACCGTGGTCGTCGCGGTATCACCACCGGCGCGAACCCGCAATTCATACGGCGCGGTTGCCGTGACGGACATATTGCCCAGATCCGTTTCGAACCAGTGGCCGGCTGCGTTATTGGCGTTTCGTAGCAGTTGAGTGACGATGTAGGCTTTCACCCGAATGTCGGCTGGGACTTCCGACAAGGTGTAAGTATTCACGCCGGTACCCGGTGAGTCATCACTGTTGTTGGTAACCCCGGCGGTATTCAGCAGAAAGTCATTGCCCCGCTGAATGAATTGCGTCCAGTCGCTCGAGCCATCCAAGGTCATTGAAGCCACACGACGATAAGTCGTATACCCGGTTGCATCCGCGAGTAAATTGGTAGCCGTGATAGAGGTATCGAATCCCGCGTCGACATTGGTTCCATCACCAATCAGGAACATGTGCAGCGTGAGTCCGGCAGACAGCGTGACGCTCGAGGCTTTACCGCCGGCATCATTACCCGCAACCCAATTGACATCAACCTGTTTGGTCAGCGCAGATGACAATACCAAGTCAGCCGTATCCGCCGTATCCCGGACCTTGCCGGTAAAGGTGATGTCGTGAAGGTTGTCAGCCGCGAGTGCTACGTTGGCGTTGTAATAATCCGTGGGTAACGCAGCGGCGGGGATGCCACCGGGTGAGAAGTCAGCGATCGAATCGCCCTTATAAATTTTCTCGCCATCGGTAATGGCGACGAAGGCTTGATCAGCAGCGACCGAGCCGGCAGGGTATCTCGGGTATTTGTCCTTTGCCATTAGATACTAAGTATCGATCCGTTGGATCAGCCGGCATCTGTATCAAGCTTGCGCCAATCATCGAGCATGGCAGGATCTGAAACTTCGGCGTCTTCGATTTCCTCGAACTTCGCGTCACCCACCAGTCTATTCAGATTGACCGCTGTCAGCATATCGGTCATCACCGCCAGTTCCGGATGCGCCGTGATCAAACCAGACACCCGATCAATGAGTTGCTGGCGATCCATACCGTCGAACTCGTTTCCACTATCCGTGATTTGAACCGCCGAGAGATCCGGCCAGACTTTCTTCAACCAGACCTCGGCTGACCTGATCTCCTGTGATGACATCTTGATCTTGCCCTCTGCACACTTGCGCAGTCGAGTCATCAAGGTCGAAGCCTTACGCGCCTGTTTCTCCCGCGCCGTGGCCAGTTGTCGATTGGTCAGCTTCTCCGTGTAAGCTGGATGCTGAGTGACCGCTTTACCCATTAAGGATTCAGCGCCTGATTCTTTCGCTTCAGAATCCGGAAAGCCGTGTCGAAAACACTGAACGGCTCTGCCTTGCGTCGGGTTACGGGATCTCCAATCTCAGCTTGTTGGAACGCCAGATTGCCACCCAGATTCTTCCGCTTCTCCCGTTGCCGGGATTCGAACAACGCCGCTGCGGCTTCGCCCTCGATGGTCCCGGTCAAGGCATTGGAAATGTCAGCCCTCGAGCCAACCTGACCCTCGCCCTTGGCATCACGCCGGCGGATCTTGAGTCGCTTCATCAGCGCCTGGCGGATATCCTCGCCACGGCCTTCCCGAAAAGCCATTTGAAACAGATCCTGTAAAGGCAGTGTCTCGAGTTGTCGCTGGGATAATTGTGTTTCGTCGGCCATTAGCGTGCCCCTCGCTGGTCTTGTCGGATTTGCGCTTGAATATCGCGAGATCGATCCTGCCCATCCCTGAATCTGCGATTACGCCGATTACGCCGCGCCCTCGTCGAAACCGTAGGTTGTATCGGTTTCACGGGTTGAATAGAAGTTTCCAAATCCGATCGGATGCCGGATTGGTTACTTTGGTTAGTCGAAGGCGCAGCGGTCTCGGGTACCGGAGTATTGCGAATCGGAGCCTGATTAGGGGTAGGAACACGATTCGCCATATCCGGGTTTTGCTGCAACGCGCTCAGTAATTGTTGAAACAAACCACCGCCGGCATTGGCAGGAACCGGACGCGGAGTCGGACTCATGTTTGGCAATGGAACCAGACCCGCCGCCGAACTAATAGTTCGACCTGCAAGGTCCGAAGCGACTGGCCCTTGCAGAGTACGAAATTCACCTAACCCGGTTTTTTGATTCTTGAGCCGAACCCGGCCCAGCAGATCGCCCAATACTGGCATGGCTCACCAGAGGTAGTATTTGACCTCCTGATTATAGGCTACTGAACCCTTTTTGTTCAAGACACATAATTTGAACAGGGATTGCCAGATCCCGTTGTCCCGACGCAAATAGCCATACAACCATTTGATCTCGGTCCAGTTCAGGCGAACGTGATAATGCAGAAAGTAAATCTGACTCCCCGAAACAGAAGATTTGAAATGCACCCCTAACCTCGGCCTGTATTCATCCAACCCATTATCCCACCAGTGCGGGGGATCTCTGAGCCATTCATATAGGCTCTTCATTGCCGTGTCTCCAGCTTGCGATCTTTCAACTGTTCAATCGCTTCATCATCCAAGGGTTCCGCTTTCTCGAACGCTTCACCGCTTTCGAACATTTCAACAACGTGGTCCATGAATGCTTCGAGTTCTTCCTGAGTTCCCTCAAAGTTGTCGAAACAACCCTCGGAAAAAACCAGCATGGTCCCGTTCTCGAGCTGAACGCCCTGACCTTCCGGTTTCACCTGATGATTCACAGTACAATAATCACAGAGAATCCGGAATACGCCTGGCTCAACCTCGACGTAATTCTCGTTCCCACGAACGCCCTTCCGGCAGCAATCGTCACCTTCGCATTGATCCGGCAGTAGCCGAAAAAACCATTCATAAATTCTGTTAATCATCTTCTTCTCGTATGGACCTCATGCCCATTTCTTCAGGGGTCAACGATCGAATATCCATCGCATCAAACGGTCCGGCAAAATTGACTTCAAACTCCCGGCCTTCTAAACCAATCGCGGTTATCGCTCCATAGAAATTATCGTCGGGATGCCCCTGATCGACATGAACCACCTGACCTAATCTATATCTATTCACTGTATACCACCATGTTGTTTTTTCGAAGCAATTCAGTCCCTCGAGGGGTTCGATAATATCGGTAAGTGTTCCGGATAAAACCGCCACCCACTTCCATCCGGGCAACCAAATCCAAATTCACCATCGCATTCAGATCGTCATGATGATGACTGGCATCCCATGCACCAATATCAATCGGCTTCACCGCCTTGCTGCTCCACAACGCCTGAAGAATCTTCAGTCTCCGACGAACCAGAAAATATTTCTTCGATCCGTAAAGAACCTTTTTGCGAACCAAGACATCACCCTTCCATTGGTAAAACCAGAGATACGGTTCGGCGAGAATAGCCCCCTCGTTATTATGCTCAATAAGGCCCATCGTACTTGACCCCGTAATCCTCGAGCATACTCACCAAGATCACCCGCTGCTCCGCATGGGCATGTCGCATCATGCTCTTCAAATACGCGATTTTTTCTTTCTTGTACTGCACCACCCCCAAGACCCGCGTCAAACCGGTTCCGCTCAACGGAGATCCACTGGACTCCTTCCGCGCTTTCGCATTCGGCCCCGGCGGTCTTTCCCAATCAGGATTCACCGCAAACTTAAATCGACGGCCTCGCTGACCATCCTTCACTTCACCACTGATATACACCCGGCCCTGTCTGCGCAACGCACTGATGATCGAGGAAATATTCCCCTTGTCTAATTCTGGTAACAAGTCCGAAATTATCGCGGTGGTCGCTTCGCCCTTCAGTGATTCAATCTGCCGAAGCACCTGACAACTGATTCTCATATTTGATCCAGCGGATCGATTCTTCGTATCTGATTCGTTCGCCATATCCAACTCCAAGTTCGATTTTTTTTGAAAAGTCAGTCCGGGGGGAAACTCCCCAACGGTTTAGAACCTGAATCCCGGACCGACAGTGCCGGCCTCTCACCAACTCGGACTTGCACGATTAGGGTGGTCAGTCTCCGAACACCTTGATTATCATAACTCAAAAAAGGTTATAGGTCAATATTACCCCAGAATATCTATTATCTTGAAACTCTCACTTTTACGCACCGCACCCCCCGCCTGATCGTGACTGGGAAAC